CTATACTATTCTAGAAACCGTTTCTGATGCGTTGATCAGAGTTCCGGCTGCTGATGTAACCCACGTTAGAGCGACCTTGTTTCCTGGTGCAGCTGGTGCTGCCTGAATGACAGCGGATACTGGAAGAGTGATCACGTTGTCTGCTGCGGTTGTTGTTACTTGTGCTACGGCTCCCGGGACTGCTGTCCCGTTGGCGTAAAGTTGCACTTGATTTGTTCCTGCTGCAGTTGCTGAAATCACGAAGTTTCCAACCACTTTATATGTTCCAGGTTTTACGATCTCCAGAGCGTTTCCATTTAGATTGACTCTGTTGTTTGTCCGAGCCTGAACTGTTCCAGGTGGGATCGTTGCGCCTGCTGCTAGTGCTGCGCTTGTCGTGTTGACGACTTGGATCATCTTTATACCTCTAGGCTACTGTAGCGCCTGTAGGGTAGTAAGTTCCGTATTGTGGGTAGTAAGGCGGATTTGTGTAATATCGTCCTAATTGGCTCAAGATATTATGAGTTTGTACGCTGTTTGAAATTGCCTGCAAGCTTTGATCATATTGAGTTTTCAAGGCATCATATTTGTCTTGCATCATTTGAGTCTTTAAGTTGCAGCAGCATTGTTCCATCTGATGAGATAGGTTGTTAATGCTTTCCTGTACTCCTCCGAAACCTTGGCATAAAGAACTATTTACACCGTTGAAGCCATTCATCATGGCCATCTGCGTTGTGCTTGCGTTTTGCATTTGGTTCACGTTCATCTGGTTGATTAGCTGCGCGTTTTCGTATGCGTTTGAGCAGATTCCGTTTGTGATTCCGTCTAGCTTGCTAATAATAGCTTGTGTATCAAATCCGCGCTGAACCTCTGCCTGTGTGCCTTGCTGGTTGTTTCCCCAGGCTCCGCCACCACCAAATCCAAAAATCAAAAAGAATAAAATTAGAATGATAATCCCGTTTCCTTCTAGAAAGCCATCTTTGTTTCCAGTTACAGAAGCGATATCAGATAATGATAAGTTGTCCATGTGTGTTCTCCTTTCTTATCTATCTTGATTTTGCAAAATCCTATTTTAGAAAGCCCTTGAACTGTTCCGCCATTTGTTTGGCTTGATCCAGTTGAGCCTGCGTAAATTTTCCGGAGGCCATCAGCTCGTTTAGAAGTTGCTGCGGGTCTTGTGTCCCTAGCATCTTTTTAAATTGCTGAAATTGTTGCAGCATGTTTCCGTTTCCTCCAGGTCTATTTTGAAGTAGTGGATTCATGACGGTTGCCTCCTCTCGCATTCTGTTCTACCTTTGAAAGCCATTCCTTGAATTCTGCCTTCGTGAGGTACTTGTCTTCCGGTTGATCTTCTTTCACTTCCTGGAAGCTATAAGCCTTGATCGTACAGAAGCCACTTGCGTCTGCTTGTTTCTGATAAAAAACGGGCTTGTTACTATCCATTAAAATCACGGACTGGTTCGGTCCTAGAGTGAAAGCTTTAGCACTTTCGATTCCGTTTACAAATTGAATCTGGTTCATTTGTTGGGTTGGTGCCTGCATCTGCGGCATTCCAAACTGCCCAGGCTGCGGCATGAAATTATTGAAGTATGGTGTGTTCATTGTGTTCTACCTCTTTTCACCTATATTCTCTTATATTTTCATGTCTGGAACCGTCCCTCTTTTGTCCTTCTTTAGCTTGTAAAACCCGAAAGCCATATCAACTAAAAGGGCCCAGTAGTAGTCATTTAAATCTTTGACGGTTTCTTCGAATTCGTCTTTTGACATGCCTGCGTCCTGGTAGTGCCATTGCGAGTCTTGCGTTTTGCTTCTTAGCTGGTATACAACTTTTTTCTGTCTGTCGCTCAGTCCTTGTTCCTCGATTAGAAAATGTGCAAAGTCTGGGCGTAGAGGTGTCTGGTATCTTCTATTTATTCTTCGATTCATTGTGTTCTATTGCTGATCCTTTCTATTTAAATGTTCCGTATGGCTTTACGTTTACTCCTGCTGAATTTAATTCTCCGGCGGCCATCCAGCGTCGTGTTCCGTCGCCACCAATCCAGCTGATCCACACGTAGCCTTCTCGACGAGCATAGCCGTCATAGTTTACGTGCTGCCCTTTGATATATGTTAGGCCTGTATCTTGTCCCTTTAGGCTTGGCGCGCGTCTGATCTTGATTGTACAAGCTGGATAGAATGTAGCTTTTTCGTATACAAAGTCAGAAGGAATACTATTTAGCACGGATGCTGATCCCGTAGAAGTCTGGCCTCCTTGATTGAATGGCACGTGGCTTGAATCTGTCCAGTTTACGAATGATCCTTTATTTAAGATCACGGTTCCGTCTGTTACGAATGCAAGGTCTGCGGACACGTTGTTTGGAAGGTGATAAGTGCCTTGCGCGTTGCGGTCATAGCAATGTGTAAATTTTCCTTTTGCGACTTCCATATGACTGTGGTTTCCTGTAGCGTAACCAGTTGTCCCTTCGTCTCCAAATGTGTCGCCTTGCTTGAAGTATTTTACTTTCTTGATATCCTCGATATAGTTATCGTGAATAAACATAAATGTGGCAAATTCGATCGTTCCGTCTCTGAATAGAACTTTCTTGTCTGATTCTAAGAAAACTGCATTTCCGTTTCTTGCCGAATCGTAGGCTACTAGGTGACAGTCACATGGTGCGATTGTCTCATCGATTCCAGTATCCTTTCCCGCGTTGTCTAAGGCGTTCGTTCCTAGGTGTGTTCCTACGTTATTTCCTTGGGTTACATTCATGTACTCCATTGGAAATCCTAAAAGCTGATATCCGCCTTTTGTAAGTTTTTGTCCTTTTCTCATATTCTGGACCTCCTTCTATTTATGAAAAAGAAGAAGCTTTTTTGCTTCTCCTTGTTTCCAGTGTTAGTATGTTTCTCCGGTGATTTCTTTATACTGATCAGCTGTGATGAATCCTTTTTCACAGAACTTTCTTACCTGCTTGTCTGTATATAGCTTTAAATCATAAAATCTTTTAATTTTTTCAAACATAGACTAAGCCTCGCTTTCTTCTAGAAGTGTATCTGTCATCATGGCCGTGTACATGACTTGTGCTTCAATTTTATCCTGCGCCGTTGCTTGTTGTTCTGGATCAACAACTTTAGGTTTGTCTCCTTCTGCAACCTCAATCACTTTACCTTCTACATATTTGTAGTTATATCTTCCGTATTTATCAACTAATCCGTTTTCTAGATATAGACCTTGAGCATGAGCGTATTTATCACCTTGTCCTTTGTCAATCTCTGTCATAGTTGACATTTCTTCTTCTGATAAGAAGATTTCTGAATTGATAGATGTAATGTTATTTTCTGAATCTTTATTAATATATACTCTTACCATGTTTATTACTCCTATTCATCATCATAAATTTCTGCGTCTAGATTAATTCCACCGCCTACTTTAATTACATAACTAATAGTCGACCCTCCACGTTGATTTAATTTACTTAGCAATGCGCTTGAAGGTGTTAATACTAACTCTTTGTAACTGTCTACGCTTGCATTAGTAATATCTGGACGTTCTAAACTGATAGCGTCTGTGCTTGCTCCTGTATAAATCCATCCTTCTAAAGTTATATTACTTGAATCTACGGATGGCTTGGCAATTCTCATTGAATTAGCCTCCGGAATATTAAGGTAAATTTTACTGTCTGAAAAAAAGCCACTTCTAGCTCCGGTAATTGGTTGAAAATACCACATACATTTTTGATATTCTTCACTATAAATTGGATGGATAAAAGCAGTAGTGTGTTTACCTTTTTCCAATTTAACCCATTCAATTGTGCAAGCTCCATTCTGTGATGTAGTACCGAATCTGATGATACTTAATGGTGCATTTGAACCATCAAGCGTTAACGTGTGGATTCCATTTGTTGTGATTTCTTTTTTTCCAATGAGAGCGTCTTTACCATGAAGACTGTCTCCTCCTTCTTTCATAGCTTCAAGTCTAAACGAACCTACAATAGAAGATACCTTTATCGAAATTGTAAATTCCTCATTTAATTCAGTCTCCAAGATTTGGCTTATATAATTCTCTAAATTTCCTAGAGAGTTAGTTGTTGCGCTTCCACCTTTATAGCTTATCCCATTATCTAATTGCTTTACTGTTGTATTATAAATTTTCCATCTATCAAATGAATAATCTGATTCGTTGTACGTTGTAAGCCCACGTTGATTTACTTTAAAATCCGGATTAATCAACAAATTCGGATTACTAAATTTAGTTCCTAGATACTCTACAAGTTTTGATAATAAACCTTTTTTTAATCCTGCGCCATTGTGCACAGGTAATAAGCTGGTATCCGTGAAACTAGGCAATGTTTCTAATTCTGTTACTTGTTTTCCTGGCATATTATTCCTCCTTGATTTTATATTTCCAATCCGTGCCGACTTCTCCACTTGCTACTTCATAAGACCAATCGGCTAGGATTGTATTTCCTTTTTCATCCACTAAATCTTGAGCGCTTGTTGCGTTTAGATTTGTGGTAAAGTGGTTATTCATAATCATTTGATTCAATGCGTTATGTGATGTAGTAACCGCCTTTATCTTGGTTACGATCCAGTTAATAGCTGCCTTATCTTTAAAACCGAGCATAGGCATTCACCTCCTATGCTGCGGACCACATTGCGTTCAGCTCGTCTGTCGTGATTGCTGTTAAATCGGTTGTCTTTACATATCCACTAAGATCAATGTCTGTATTTCCGATTTTCTCGAACGTTCTTGATTCTGCCATCCAGATATACTCATCATAGATGTCCTGCGTGCCGTGTTTATGTGCTACTAAATAAATAACACCGGTTGCTCCTGTAGCAGGTAAAGAACTTACCTTGCTATATGAAATTTGTGTGATTTTTCCAACCGCAGTACTGATTGCAGAACTTACTTGTGACGCTGTCTGATATCCGCTGTCGTTTGTAAGCTGCGAGGTTTTGGTTGGCGTTGTTACGTTTACAGCTTTGCTGGCGTCGGGTGCTAGTGCTGTTCCGTTAACCTTCACCGTTGTGATTGTGTTAACCTGAGCTCCTGATGCAATGCCAGCTAATTTGTTTTTCTCTGCTGTAGTGTAATCATTTGTTGAAAGTACTTTCCCGTCTACGGCATCAACTTTCTTTGCTAATTCTGCTTTTGTCTTTTGGACCAGTAGGGTCGCCCCTGCCTTGTCCAGATATTCTGTAGCCATGTCTATACTCCTTCCCACAAGCTGTTAAGCTCGTCTAGTGAGATTGCCTTGATCTCGTCATTTTTTATTGCGCCTACTTCTTCCGCCGTGTAGCTCGGCTTTGTTGGTTCTTTAGCCCATCCAGAAACTGTCGGGTCCTCTTCTTCCATAGCTCCTATGATTTCGTTACCGTTTAGAGTTGGCTTGTTTTTCAGTTTGTTGTAGTCGCTTGTTCCTGCGACGTATTGCTCTTTTAAATCAAACCCCAGGCTTTCGTTTTCCTCGGCTAGATTGATATTAAATTCATCTTTCATCTTTCATCATTCTATGATTTCCTTATATAAAACCGGAAAAACAGGACGGGTTAGAATTGGGGAAGCTATGACCGTTCCTTCTTCGGTGATAGCTCGAATTTGTACCTGATATCGTCCAGGTATAAATTGAAGTGTCTCTTCCTGGGTTAGCGTTACGGCCACGGTATTTTCCTCAATCACTAGGTCTTCCATTCTTTTTGTTAGAATAGTCCCGTTCTGTTCAATCGTTAAATATAGACTTGTTAGTTTCTCTAGCTCGAGTCCTGATGTGTGAATGACCAGAGTTGGTGTTGTCCCTTGTCTCATGATCTTACCTACTGAACTTGATACTTCCAGTCCGCAAATATATTTGTGCCCTCTTCGTCGGTTAGAGTGTTGTCCACGTCAACTTGAAGCTCTGTATAAATGTGATTGTCCAGAAGCATATTTTCAAGGTTTAGAATGCGGCCAGCTAGTGCCGTTGCGACTTCACCCTGAAGCGTTTCTTCTAAAGACTCGAACCATTTTCTGAATTTCTCGCTGTTGGCGTACTGAGTGTCCTCATTTTCTTTCTGGATTCTTTCATAGAAACTTTGGAATTGATCATATAGTTCTTGTGTCGGTACTCGCGTTAAAGTATCAACAGTTAGTCCGCAGTAGTTTTCGTCAAGTCTTACGTCTTGAATCATTTCTGGCGTGATTTCTCCAGCTGATGCCTTTAAAACTACAATCGCAATGATCAGCTCGTATTGTTCTAGATTTCGAATAGGCGTAGGCATTGACTGCGTTCCTTCCTGATATACAAGACCGCATGAATTGCTGATCTTATCATATCGAATGGCCACGTAGTCGTATCTAGTGTAGTTTGTAGCGACGGTAGCTGTCAGGGTAGTTTCGTCTTTAGGCGAGTAAACGATGCCGCCTATTCCGTCGCTGGATGTCTTTAAAAAGGCGAGCCCGTTACTGACTGATATATTCATACCGCCGGCAATTTTTACTTTGAAGTCTTCACCGGTGATATTAAAAAGGCCAGGTGTTCTCCCGGCATGGAACATCCGCAGATCTTCCGCCAGATATTCCGTATTGTCTAAAGGGTATGCTGTCATGAGCCCCCTCCTTTCATTTTTGTTGCGCTTTCTTGAACCTCTACAAGCTCTAGTTCAAGAGTGACCTGCGTCTGTAAATTGCTTTCTTCTACAAACTTAAGGCCTGATATTCTTGCAAACGTAAATAAATTGAATTTAAAGCTTAGACACGGTATCACGTCTCCTAGGTCAAAGTCCTTTTGAAGGACGGCCTTCTTGTCGTCCGCATCAATTTCAAATTCAAATTTAGAAGAACCTTTTCTAGCCTCTGCTAACTTATTGAGGCCCCTCTCTTTTAGCATGTTGTTATATTCTTCTTCCGTATAGGTTTGCTCGTTGCCTGAGGCATCCTTATATGTAGACTGTAAATCTCTGGCATCCACGTATAGCTCCATCCTTGGCTCTTCTTTTGTTCGAAGATCTACGATCACACTTTTTCGTCCTGATCCAGATTCTTCGCCATACACGTAAGCGTAGTTTTTATATCCTGATATATCCTCGATAAAAGTTTGCGAGATTAGATTTCCAAGTCTGTCTGAAAACCTTAGCTTGTTCTTTGTTGATCCCGTGTAGATTTCGAAGTAATTCAGTGTAGTCCCTTTTAGAACTTCTCTGTATCCGTAGCCTACTAGCTGGCAGTATTTTTGAGCCATAGTCCTGAGCGTGTCGTATGTTGTGTCGGACGCGTTCTCAAGTTTTCCGGGAAGGCCTGTATTCTCTCCGATTACTATATCCAATCCGCGCTTGTTCTTTTCAAAGTTACCGAGCAGCGATTGTTCTATATTTCGAACGGTCAAAGTATAGAGGTTTATACGGTCCTCCAAATTGTCCATGTGTCCGAGTACTACAATTTCTTTTGCGAGTCTTTCTACTGATTCTATAAAGAGAATCTCGTTTCTTTCCTTGCAAACGATTCGGTTCCATTTCTGTAGATACTTTGTATTAAAGTCCGTGTATTCCACATGAATCTCGGCTTTTCCTGTTTCGTAGTATTTTGGGTTCCATTGCACGCTGGTTATGTTCTGGAGCGGTCCTTGTCGTTTTCCTTCTCTGTCGTAAACATAATAGTGCATATCTATACCCCCGCCAGTACTTCTTCAAACCGTAGAAGCGCATCCAAGCTTCCGGAGTTTTCCTCTGCTGTATATTTCAGTACATTTTCTCCGGGTTGAATCTGGAAAAACTCGGAATCGTAGTCTGTCATCCAGAAAATGTTTTCTATTTCTCCGTTTCGTATCAAGTGGCAGTATTGCTCGTTTGCAAAAGTACTTATTTCTAGCACGTCCCCCACATTCATTTCTAGGTCTGCTACTTGTCCGAAGGATATGTGTTCCTGAGTGAACACGTTTAGAAATTTCGGATTTTTCACTCTTGCCTCTGCTTTCATTGTCAAAAGAAAACCGGTATTTATACTCCCCTTATAGTCGACTGTTACCAGTGGACTTAGAATTTTTTCTGATATTTTCCAGGGCTCTGTATTTGAAAAAGAGCGAGGAAATTTAAAAAGCGACCTCAATCTCTGGAAGGTCACCTTTGTTTCCTTTGCACGTCTTGCGTATGGGAATGGAGCCCTCAATACAATCTGGAATTTTTGCCAGGTTTCATTGAGTGTGATGATTGGCGTCGTTTTAGGTTCAACCTTCCAGTATACGTCAACTCCGGCTCTTGTGTTGATATAACGCAGTGTTGCTGATACTCCAGGAAGGATTACAGCTAGAAGCTTTTTTCTTGTGTCTGCGTTGTATTTAAAGCGTCCCTCTAGGGTGATGTCCTTGGGCTCAATAGAAGCTCCGGACACCGTTGTCCCTATTTGATTTGAAACGCTTGATTCTGATAAAGTGATCTCGTTTTTAGAGATTCCGTCTAGTGTTGTTAGTCGGATGCCTGAGGCCTCGGAAAACTCAACGGATTTCCCCAGGCTGTTTGTGTATATTACTGTTACGCCCATGCTAACCTCCTAACCATTCTTTCTGTTTCTTGCGCGATTTCGCTAGGTCTTAGCTCCTTCGCTGAATTTATAGTCTGATCTACTTGATAGACGACTGTATTGCCTAAGCCACTTCCTAGGCCTCCAGGATTGCCTTCTAGGGCCAATCTTGAAGTTAAGCTGTCCATGTTAGCCGCTTCTAGTAAATCGCTAGACATGCGTCCCATAAAGGCCTTAGCCTTTGGCATAGCTCTTTCTACACCTAGAGTGATTCCGGCCGGAATCCATTTACCAATACGATCTGCAAATAGTCTTGAAGGCGAGCCGATTCCTAGCGCTGACTTTACGCCGTCAATTAAGCCCTTAGCCATGTTGCTTAGCCACCCGGTCAAAGATCCCCAGGCTCCGCTTATACCTCGTCTAATTCCGCCTACGATATCAGATCCAATTGAAATCATTTGTCCAGGTATTCCTCTTACCTTGTTTACAATTCCATTAAAGAAATTCTGTCCTGCTTGAATTGCTTGCTGTACAAACTGACTTGCAAAACTTGCGGCATTGCTGATTGTATTTGATAGCCAGCCCCATACTTTACCAGGTAATTGTGAAATAAAGTTGATTGCGTTTGATACAAAGTCACGCCCTGCCTGAATCGCTTTCTGGATCATCTGACTTACCCATTCGGCTGTTTTGTTGATCGTGTTTAGTAGCCATGTCCAGATCTTGTCTGGTAGTTGTTTAAACCAATCCACTACTTTCGATATAAACTGCGGAATGTCTTGCGTCGCGAATTGTACAAGTCTTAGACCCCACTCTACGAACTTTCCTAGAATGTATCCTACGGCGTATCCGATCCAGTAAGGTATCGTTGTACCGAAAAACGTTTGAATGTTCGTCACAAGCGTTTGTACGCCGTTTGGAATGGTAACCGTAAAGAATTGAACTACTTGTGTAGCCAGGTTCTGTGCTGCGTCCACGAAACTTTGGCATGCCTGCGGTATTGTTACTGTGAAGAAGTTTACGATTCCATCTATAACTTGGCCTGTAGTTTCTTTTATGCCATCCCATAGATTGATCCAGAATTCTCTGAAGCTGTCGCTTGTATTCCAAAGATATACGAACGCTGCTACTAGTGCTCCGATAGCTACAATCACCAATGTGATAGGTCCACCAATCACAGCAAGTGCTGCGCTTAGTCCTTCTAGTCCTCCGCCGGCTAGTGTAAAGGCTTCGGCCATACTAGCAATCACGCCCGTTCCTGATGATGCGGCGTAGGCTAGGCCATCAATCAATCCAGAACCTTGTGATACTAAATGTCCGAATGTCTTGATCTTCTTTCCTGCATCACCGACTGTTTTAGCTATATCGCTAACAGCTTTGATTCCCTTCCATGTGGCAAAGGCTCCGGCTACAGCTGCAATTAAAGGCATTAGTTTCTGAATCTTATCTGCTACAGTTTGTACTTTGTCTATAATGTCTGGAAGCTTCTCAATAAACGCTGCGACAAACTCTCCGACTTTCTCTACGATCTGAGGTAGAATTTCTTTGATTCTGTCTAGTGCATCTTTGATAAAGTTCAGTGAGTCTCCTGGGTCTATTTTTTCTTTGACTGTGTCTTTTACTTTGTTCCAGGCTTCTTGAATCTTTTCAGCTGCAGCTTTGATTGCTTCCGCTGTTGGCGCGAAGAAATCCTTAACTGCATTCAGTGCTTTCGGTAGTTCTGCGGCAATCCAATTCAGGACGTTTCTGATTACTGATCCAAAGCCAGCAATCATCCCTTGAATATTTGGTAAACCACTATCTGTTAAAAAGTTGTTTAAAGCCTCGATAATGTTAGCTATACCGATTGCGATACGTGCTGACATATTTGAAAAGCTAGTTGCAAAACTTCCGGCCATTTCCTTAGCTTTTCCGGCTACGGCTGGAAAGGATTCCGTTCCGTTTTCTAGGGCATCCATTAAAGTGTCATTAAATTCTTGCGCACTGATTTCGCCTTTAGAAAAAGCATCCGAAACTTCTCCCATACTCTTTCCCGTCTTCTCTGCGAAAATCTTTAAAACGGGAATTCCTGCGTCTGTTAAACGTTGCCATTGATCTGCAGATATTTTTCCACTGGCATTCATCTTTGCGATTGCATCTACTGTATTGGCCAGGGTTTCATTGGTTCCGTCTCCATAAAAAGAAACGGCATCCATCATGTCCTTTACCATTCGAGTAGATTTGTCTAAGCCTAGCCCTGATGTGGCCAGCTTTTGGGTTGAACTCGAGGCGGTGTCTAATCCGTATGCCGTATCGGATACCGCGTCACTCAGTTCGTTTACAACCTTCGCAGCTTTTTTGCTGCTTCCTGCTAAAACTCCTATAACTTGTTTAGCTTTTTGCATGGCATCTAATCGGGCGGTTGCTTTTCCGATTGATCCAGATATTAAGTCCCAACCTTTGCTGGCGGCTTTGAATACCGTTGCGCCTACGAAGGTTGACTTCACTTTGTCTGCGAAGCTTTCCGCACTTTTATGCGCTCCGCTAAGACCGCTTTTGTATTCGCTGTCGTCAAGTCCTAGTTTGACTTTAATTGTTCCATCAGCTCCTGATGCCATTTTTCAACCTCCTAGGTTTCTAATCTGGCCAGAAGTTCTGCTTCTATTTCTTGCGGTGTTCTTTCCTTTTCAGGTCCTTTGTCCTCAGGCAGGCGGTAATACTTTTCTAGACGCTGCGCGCGACTCTTTTCTTCCCCTTTAAGATTTGAAGTATCTCTGGTTCTGTAACCAATAACTCGTATGATCATAGTATCGTCGCTTAGGGCATTAAAAAGCGCCTTAAATTCAAACCAATGAAGTTTGGCGTCTAAAAGGTTTATATTGTATTGCTGCCTAAACGCTGCATATATAAGGTCCATATCGTATTCGAACCGATAGCCTTGTCGTCCGTTTGTCTTGGCATAAGATTCCTTAGGCTCTTTGTCGCAAAAATAAAAGCCCATTATTGCATTCCATAGGTCTTTCTGATCGCCTTTAAAAGCGAACGGGTTGATTCCTATTAGATCACAAATAACGGGCAGCTTCAGTTCCTCTGGTATTGCGTTATCTTGTATAACGCTGTCAACTCGGACCCAGGTTCTAAAGTCTGCATAGATAGGGAGAATCGTTCCGTTAGCGTCTATGCTTTCCGGAAGGTCTTCTCTCTCCAGCCACAGCATTTCTTCCTCCATATCGTTTGTTCGCGTATTCTATAGTCCTGTTAAATTTGTCCATAGACTCGCAAAACTTGTCGATTTTATCCAGATTCTTCTTTTCTTCTTCTGCAGCTTTTGCCTGCTGATCCTTTAAAAGTTCATCCAGAAAGATGCTGTACAATGTGAAGCAAAGTTCAAGCTGTGCTGTGCTTTCTTCGTATCCTTTGAATAAGGTCTCAAAGGCTCCATCTCCTAGAATTTTGTCAATCAAAGCCGGACAGCCTTTTAAGGATTCTTTTCCAAATTTACTAATAGAATTCTGTTCTGTTTCCCAATTTTCTAGGGCCTCGATCTTAGAAGTGTCCTTTACATCGACTCTGAATCTGTGTCCGTCGATTTCGATATCTTTAAATAATTGCTTTTGTAACTTTAGTTCCATGATGTCCTCCTTATACAGTTAAGTGCTTTACTCTGTGGCGCTGTCTGCGGTAAATGTTTTCGTCTTAATGTTAAACGTTCCCTTTACCTGATCGCCTTGTTGTGCGAATGTTCCAGAGCACATTAGTTTGCCTCCGGCCTCTCCGCTTCCTGGGTTATCTGGTTGCACCTCGTAGGTTCTTTGATAAGCTACAAAGTCCCCAGATTTGGCTGTTTTCTCGTTCCATGTTTCCACTTCGATCTCTTCAAAAGTAGAACCGACTCTCTGTTCTTTACCTTGCAAGTATACCCAGTAGTTAAATGCGTCCCCTGGATACGCTCGGCCCTCGTAAGATACTGTAGGCGCGTAACCCGTAACCTGGCTTTGGCTTCCGGCTTCTCCGATATATTGCACTCCATCATCTGTTGTAGCGTTCAATGCTTGCTCCCAGTTTGTCAATCCCTTGTTGGCTAGAACGTAGCTTTCCGAGCCTGTGAATTTGACGTAATGTAGGTTGTCTTCGACCTTTAGTTCTCTATTAGGCAGTTCTGTTGTCATCATTCAAACCTTCCCTTCTTTTCGTAGGTTAATGTCATAGAGCAGTAGAAAGTTGAAAGCGCGGCCTCTTCTCCCGTGTAGTCTGAAGGTAGCGTTGTGAGTGCGACCTCTTGCGGTATTGCTTCGTCTAGCACGAGATTTGGGAAACCTTGCGCCTCTTCTTCCGCGAGTGCCTGTACTAGTGCATACAGGATTCTGGACAAGTCCAGGCGTGCTTTCGTGTCCTTTCTGCTTGCTTGAATATAAATTTCAAATGGGTAAGTAGCTCTATAGCCACCGCCCAGATAGTGTTCTATTTCTTCCGTATATCCGCTACTTTTGAAAAGTAAGGCGGTGTGCTTGGAGTCGTTAAAGTACTCCAGGCACCACGGTATATTGTTGATATTGATTGAAGAAAAGAAATTGTACAATCCATCCTCAATCTGTTTTACGTCTTCCAGCTTTATGATCTTCTTTTCACTCATCTGAATTCCTCCTTAAAAAACTTTTTAGCGCCTTCCATCCAGGCATTCTTTCTTGCTTTCAAAGTTTTAGGCCACCACTCCGAACCTCCTTGTCTATAGCTCAAATTTCGAGTTGTATAGACTTTTGTTTCTCCGTGTTTAGCCCATGGACTGTGGCTATGGGTTCCGATCATAACTCTTCCTGTATGTTGGAAGTGTGCGTATGGTGTGTCCCATATGATCCAATCGTTATCCTGTGCCGCCCATCTTAAAGCTGAAGTTCTCAGTGTTCCTTTTCCGATAGGCACGTTTTTGTTCGTGTCTTGAACGATAAGCTGCTTCAACTTCAATCTAGACCGTCGGAGCGCTTTCGTTCCTCTGGCCTGTAGCTCGGCCACCGGGATATCGACTATAACTTTTAGATGATACTCACTCACATGTTACCTCTATGAATTCCGGCGTATTTCTCAAGGGATTTAGAATATTCACATTTGTGATCTCGTAAATGTCGCCGTGTACTTCGATACGGTCCCCGGTTCTAATTGTGAACTGCTTGTCTGGCGTCTTAAATTCTGAAGGGGGAACTAGAATTTTGTCCGCCTTATAATCGTTCACGTCTATCGTTATGAGGATCGTATCGGAATTACTGGCGCCCGTCTGTCCATAAGTCCGGGCTTTTGTTTTGGAAACCTTTACGTGTTGGACCGTTACTGTTGACGTAATTTCTTCCAGGTTTTCTTCGCCTAGAATGTTCATGACTTTTATTGTATGCGGCCTAAGCCATCTCGGGCTTTTTACCATACCGCCTGGCAGGCTAGTCCTGCTTTGAGTAATTGGTAGTCAAGCTCTGATACTGCTAGGCTTGATAAGGGTATGTCATGGAACCTTATCGTTTTCGCATTATCTACGGAATACGAGAAGCCGCTAGTGGTTGCGCCTGTGAAGTTCATATCACTAGAACCTACGAAGCAATCCATGCCACCATGTGCTTCTATGAAGTCAATCTGGTATAGAACTACTTTTTTTAGGTCCATGTCGTAGTCTTCCAAAGCCTGAACTTTCCAGTATGGAATCTTCTCTCGAATGTATGCTTCTAGAAGACTTTCGGTTCTTGGTTCTATTTGTGAGTACTCCACTTCATCTAGTAGCGTTCCACCTAAGGCTGTGTATTCCTCAAAGCTTAGGATCATGCTTTATCTCCTTTTTATCCGGCTACTGCTGTGACCTGAACGTTACGGAATACACCGGCTTTTGTTGTATCTTTTGAAACGATTGCTGCAACCATTTCAACTTCACCTAATTTAACAGCTCCTGGAACACTTAAGTCAGGTAAATATGTTGCGATGATCTTGTCTCCTTTTGGACTTACTGCGTGAACGGCGTTTAATCCAAATTTTACAGCATAGATGCTTGTTGTTCCTGTTTTCGCGTCAATAGGCACGCACATCTTTGTGTTTGTTCCGTCAAAGTATGATCCCATGTCAACAATAGCGATTTCGTCGTAGGTTTCGACTTTTTGTCCGAAGTCGTTCTTTGAACGATCATAGTAACCTTGCATTTTAGCTACAGTTTTTAGCATTGTAGCTGTTTTGCTATTTACTAATAAAGCGTCTGGCTTTTCAGATAACTTTGATAACCAAGTGTCTAAAGCGTACATGAACTCATCTGCATTAGTTTTGATTTTTTCAGCTGATGACATATCGAATACTTTTGCAGCATTCTTCTCTTCTGTATTAGTTCCTGTGACTAAAGCATCTAAACCGTCAAACGGCGTAGCATCTGTTCCTGCGTTACCCTTCGCTGTCGATTTTCCATTAATAAAATCATAGTGGAATTTGTTTTTAACTGCTTTGATTTTTTCGGCTAATTGGAATGAGATTTCTGAGCTTGCGGCTGTTCCTTCTAAAACACGATCCACTTCAAACGCACCACCGAAGATTTTCAAGTTAACGGCTTTTTGCGTCTTAATTGCTTCTCCAGCTTGATATTCGCTATTCAATTTACGACCTTCAGCCACTGAAGGTGTTTTTAATTGTAAATAGCCGTAAGTTAATGTCGAGCCACCTGTTCCTGGTGATACTGCGTTATCGAAAGTTAAACGATCCAAAATAAAAGAGTCCCTGCGGAACTCATCAATGACCTTCTGGTCTACATGATCGGCTAAACCGACTTTAGAATCTGCTAATGTAATTGGCATCTTTTAGTTCCTCCTATTTTTTGTAATGTTCTGAAATAGCTGCAGCTAGAGTTGTTGGTGCCTCTGGTTTTGGACTTCCTTCGTGATTTCCATCAAGCACGACGTCGTTTCCTGGTTTTGGCTCGTTTGACTCTGCTGCCTTAAATAAGAAGCTGTCCTCTTTCTTGATAGCTTCGATTTGTTCGTCAAGTCCTGTTAATTTCCCATCCTTATCAAACTTGATCTTGTCTTTATCTAGTAACCCCATCAAGGCCTTTTCGGATAAGGTTCCAGATTTCGCGATAGCTAAACGAATTGCGCTGTCACGTTTTGTTTCTTCCAAGTCATGATCGTACTTTGTTTTCCAGTCGTTGACGTCTTTCTGTAGTTGTTTTACGTCTACTCCGTCAAAATTCTTGACGCTTTGTGTTAGCTCTTGAATGCGCGTTTCTTTGGCTTGCATGTCGCTCTCGTATTTTGCTTTCGAGACGTATTCTCCTGAGGCTAGATTTGCTAGTTTTACGTCTTTATTTCCTTCTAGCTTAGCTGCAACCTGTGCATACAATTCTTCCCCTAAGATTTCTTTTAAAAACTCCATTTTGTCCTCCTGCGTTTTTTATATCTGGTTCACTCCAGTATCGAGTCCGGCCTTTTATATCCCGTGCCGAGGGGTATTCAAGCCTTTTATATGCCGTGCTCAGGGCATAATAAAAACCGCGCCATTCCTAGCACGGTTCTTGTCCTTATTTAGTTGTGTTCTATAGTACTTCCGCAATTCCTTTTGCAAGTCTTGCGGCTTTCTGCATCAAGCTGTTTTCTTCTAGGTATTCTAGTCCCTTCAGGGTTATTCGGATACCTTCTAGCCCTTCAATGATTGGTGTTGGGTCTCCTATGTATTGGATCACCTGGAACCCCTCAACGTATCCATTTTTCAGTAGCATGCCTAGAAGTGCTTTTCTCTTTGGTTCTGTGATGCCTAGGTTGTCCGCTGAAAGTCTTCGGACGTCTAGAACTTCATAGTCCATTGATTTTTGCAGGATTGATAAAATTTTGTATATCGTTCTGAAGTCTTCCGACATGTTCTGCCTCCTAATCTAATTCGATTATTTCCTTTACTTCTGATAATGGCGCGCCTATTAGTCCGCCGCCCTCGACAAATATCTCAATTTCATCTACGTCGTCAGGACTGTCGGCGTCTGATATATATGTAGCGCAACCTATATATGTACTTCCATCTTTAAATGCTATTTTAGCCCTATCTAAACTCCAGGCCACCATAAATTCGTCTTTTGTTAATTTTTTCATTCTTTCAAGGCCCCTTTCGAAGGAAATTCAGGTACTGCATGAAACCCTTTCTTTTTCGAATAATGAATCTTAAAGTACTTCGTTTCTACTTTAGCTCCTGTTTTTCTATTTACAGCATAGCCTATCACCTTGTCACAGTCCAGTATTATCTCTCGACTCTGCCACTCTTGAGATGTTGTGTACTGATTGATACCCGTTTGAGCATATTTTAGAATGAGTTCTTTCAATTCGTTCTGTGGGACTGTAAAGTATGACGGATATGTCCCTTCCTTTATTGCATCGTTGTATAGCTTTGTACCTGGATAATGTTTATCCTGTTTTGGTGCAAAGTCCATCTTGTATCCTGTCAAGTCTTCTTTTTTGCTTAGCTTTATCACTTTAGTTTTCGGAGTTCCACTGTCCTTTTTAATCTGCGTGTTAACCTTAGTCGTGATGCGCTTTTTAGGTATTCTCACGGGCTTGTAAGGTCTGCCTTTTGTTCCGCCTATCTTCTCGGCTGAGTAATCTCGTTTCAAATACCCGTTAGAAGCGTCCACAAGCTCTTTCAGTCTCATCTTGTTGTATTTATACCAGTAATCTTCTTTCGTCGTGTCTAGCCCTGCTGCGGCTTTCACACGACGCTCTCTGTCCCACTTTCTTATGTTTCTTTCGTAGGACCTTTGCTTTTGCTCCATCTGGTATATTCTGTCATTTTCTTTAGGATTTACAGGCTTGTTGTAATCCTCACTTATTCCTGGAAAGTATGCAGTAAATGAATGCCTACAGTTCCATCCGCCAAGTCCTGCGCCTGTTCCGTATCCTGTGGCCTCATAAAAGTTCTCGTAATTTCCTTCCGGATAGTTTACCCAGAACACTTTTCCTTGCCAGGCTGCGTGGCTTGGTCTGGCTCCCATGTGGGCACTTGTCTGTACTAGGTTTATATCTAGCTCATCAATGACCGATTTCTCGCAAGCCAGGGCGTTCTGGTTTACTGCGGTTCGTACTGCCAATCGAACGGCCGCCTCGATTGATCGTTGAGCACCGCTTGGGTAGGATACCTTTGTTAGGCCTTCTCTGCATAGCTTATCTATTGTGTTTGCGGTTGCTTGATCTAGTGAGTAAGCTCCGCTTGATACCTGAAGATAAGCCATGTCGTAGTATCTCATAAAAGTGTCGCTAGCCAGTTGAGCTGTTGTCCTTGTAAGGTTCTGGATATCTCCCCACAGTGCTGATGTTCCTTTTTTGATCTGATCCGAAAATTCTAAGCCACTTGTGTCGTATCCCCCAGCCTCTAGTCTGTCGAATGTGTCGCGGATACTTTTATAAGCACTCTGTTGCATGATCCTGTCGACTTCTTCTTCGGAAGTGTGAAGTATTTCAGCTAGTCTTTTGTTAATCCAGTCTTGCTGAAGTCCTAGCTGCTTTAGTTTGTTGTTTAAATACTCCGTGGTGCTTGTCATAGCGTCCTGGTTCATCTTGATCCGCTCTGCTATGTCCACCAGTATTTCTGTGGCCAATTCCTGATACAGCTTTTCTAGGTCGTCACCTACGTTCTGCAGATAGTTCGGTTCTAGCATTAGGCTTCACCCTCTGGCTCCTCTTCGATTTGTGTTCCCTCTTGCTGGAAGAACATACTTTGAATTCTGTCCGCCGGGTTTTCTGTTTCTCCGGTCATCTCTCTGGCTGTTTCTTCGTCTTCTCCGTAGTATCGGACGCGATATTCCCATTTCTGTAGGATGCCGGCCGAGATTTCCTGAAGCATTCTTAGGCGCTCCGCTTCCTCATCTGAAAACATAGTGTCGTCAAATTGAATTGTGATGCGAACGTCTGGATCAAGCCCGGATATATGGCACTTCTCTTTGCCTAGGATGATAATCGATCTCGTTAGCTCTGTAAGGGCGTCCTGGATTGCAATTCTTTGCTTCCAGACGCTTTCTGTTAGCTCTTTATTGCTTGCACGAACCTGCGTTGCTGTGGTCATGTTCTGGATACTGAACTGGTATCGGTTTTGCCCAAGCCCGCATTTACTTGATAAAAGATTTAGATTGAATTGAACGTTTTCTTTGTTCTCGTCAACTCGAAGGCTCGGATTGTATTCCTCAAAAAGTCGAGGCTTATCAGGACTTACTTGTGTTCCTGTACTTACGTATAGAGATTTCTCCAAAGTTGCACCGACATCTGGTTCTTGCCTTACCGGTACTCGCTCGCCTTTATCGTTTAGCGCGTAGGCTGTTGGCTGCATGCTGAATAACGCCTGATCCATGAAAACCTTTTTCTTTCCTAGCAAGGTATCCATGAATAGATTGTCGTACGCCAAGTCGCAGCTTTCCAGCATGTCGATTGCGTTTGCGTAGATTGACATCCCCAGTGGTACGTCTGCAATGTTGTTTTCAATATTGGGCTTTAGAATCACAAAAGGCTTACAAGGTAGCTTGTAACTGATTGCTTCGCCATTTGGTGCTGATACTCTTTCATAGCCTACAGCGTCTCCTGCCACGTTGTTGATTTTGAAGTAATGGTTGTAGATTTGGTAGCCTTCTTGCTCTTGCTTGAAGACCTGGATGTACATGAAACGCTCCCCGTTTTGTGTATACTCGCTAGCTAATGCGATTTCTGAAATATCTTCCTCGTCATAGGTCAATGGCACGATTTTCTGCGCGTCCTTGATAGCTTTGATTTGTACGCTCTGGGCACTTAGCTGCCCTTTGTTTACTGTTGGATTTACAAGCTGCAGATAGAAACACACGGTACCTTGTGCGAATTCTCTCTCGACCGCTTTGTTTCCTAGCTTCCAGAACTTGCTGTTTCCTAGAACTCCGCCGTTCTGGTCCTCTTTGTCTCCGGTCAAGAATTCTTGTGTGGCATCAGTTCCATGTTCGTTGCACTCCACCAGGATTCTGGTTTTATCATTCAAAAGTAAATCGGCCCAGTCCTCGCAGATTTTCTTAGCCATTCTCATCTGTTTGCGTTTTACTTGGCGACTGTTTCCGTTTTCGTTCTTGATCTCGTATTTATGAAAATCTTGAACGTAGCCTTTCCACCAATCGTTCCAGAATTGAATTTTATTGTAGTAATCTTGGACTTCCTGGCTCACAGGATATCCTAAGTCCTTTAGTATCGTGAATAAAACTTTCATTTAAGTACTCCTTCCTGTGATCAGGTCCATAAATGTTGACCAACTGTAGAAATGGGCGTCGAATGTATCGACGTCGGTTGTGAAATCATCCAGAATCTTGTCTTCTTTTGATTTCGTATCGTATAGGGCTGTGCTCAAACTTTCGACCACCATAGGTACTGCCTGGAACTTCATCTTGTGTCGGTTTAGCAGCATATTGTAGGTCAGAATCCTTGTCTTTCCATCTATCTTGCGGCAATCCACCACATTGGTTGGGAAGCCTGCCCTTTGTACGGCTACTCGTATACTGTTCAGAATTACCTGTTCGGCGTTGTCGACAAAAATTGTGGACACCACGTATCCTTGCTGCCATAGGCTGCGTAGCATGTCTACTGTTTCTACACATAGCCTTTCTGCATCTATCGTTCCTTTTGAGTGAATGATCTTTCGTTCTGCAAAGGTTACAATCTCAGAAAGGTCTGCTGTGATTCCTGTTACGATCAGGCTACTGTGTGAACGCGTTCCACCTATGTCCAGGCCCATGTTGATCATGTTAAAAAGTGGAAGTTCGCCTTTGACTTCCCACTCGTCTGGATTGTCTGCAAACTGTGGAAAGAGTAACCCTTCCGCGTTGCACCATTCTCCTAGTATGTATCTGTTGTATAGGACTGTCCCTCGATATTCGAGTTTCAGGTTCTCCACGAATTCCTGCGGCAGAAACGGGTTATCTTCAATCGTATATTTCTGGCGGAAGATGTCGGCTCCTGATTCTAGAAACTTTAAAAACCAATGGTTCTTGTTGTCCGGGTTGCATGTTCCGTCAAAGCAGCTATATGGTTTATCTAGACGGGACTTTAGCATGTTAAATACTTTCTTATTCCAGGTTACGACTTCATCCCCGTAGCAGTACGCTACTGAGGCCCCTTGTATCTTTGTAACCTGGCTTTCTTTGTCTGCCCCTATTGCGTAGCAGTTACGGCCGAATAGTCGCACCGTGTTGTCTGGTCTTACTCTTCCAACTAGTTCTGGGCCATACAATTCTCGCATGGGTTCTAGAACGTTTCTTTCAAGTGTCGACTTTGTGTTTCCTATGAGGAACACGTGGCCTGGAAGGCCTTCTATAGCTCGAATCCGTTTCGGGATGATGTAATAGTCCAGCCACGTCTTTCCGCTACGTGTAGCCCCTTCTTTTATGTTCCAGCGGCTTGGTTTATGATTCCAGAACTCTTTCTGTTTCTCAGTTAGTTCCACTATCGTCTCCGGCTACAGTGTCCATAGCTTTCAATAAAAGATCCAGTTTCGTAATCTCTTTAGAAGGGTCGCCTTGTCTCTTGATCTGTTCCGCTTGTGCGTTCATCAGCTTCGTTCTGGCTCTGTCTAGGCTTGTGACAGGTTGCTGTCCTGTAAGGTCTCGAATGAATTCTGCAGCCCTTACGTCTCCACGTGTGGCTTTGTTGAACATGGTTGCGGCTAAAAGCATTTGATTGCTGAGCTCATCATCTTCTAATCCCATATCAATCAGCTTCTCCTTGTTTCTTTCGCTTGGCTCCAACTCTAGAATTGCAGCCAGGCACTGTTTTAGCTTCTTTTTCTTTTTCTGGACTTTCTGGCTTGCGGCTCCGCCCTTGCGTCCCATCTCTGCAGCATTCTCTTTTGTGAAGGGCTTCAGGTTTTGCATAGGGTCTTTGCGCTGTCTTGCCGCTTCGCTTTTCGTGCGTCCAGCTAACCCCTTAGCAGGCATCTGATATCAGCTCCGCCTGTTCTCCGGTGTAATCTTCCCAGCGCTTGATAATTACATCGGCATAGTGTGGATCATACTCCATCATGAAGCACCTCCGTCCTAGCTGTTCGCAAGCCATAAGCGTGGAGCCTGAACCTCCGAATAGGTCCAGCACGTTTTCTCCAGTTCGGCTGCTGTTCTTGATCTGCCTTGCAATCAGTGGAATTGGTTTCATGGTTGGATGCAGATCGGATTTCGTGGGCTTCTTCTCGTCCAGAATCGTTGTGTCCTTGCACCCCCCCAGGATTGATTTTAGAAGGTCTTTAAGCTCGTCCTTCTTCATGCTGTCAATGTCCAGGTTCTCTGTGTCTTCGAGTACGGTTACAAGGTTTCTAGTGTTGACGAAGTAATGGGCTGCGCCATCTTTCCATCCGTAAAGGCATGGCTCGTGTTTCCACTGGTAGTCCTGGCGACCCAGTGCGAATGTGTTCTTATTCCAGATCAAGGTTTGTCGGATGTTTAGGCCTGCGCGTTCTGCTGCTTCCAGAAAGTTCTTGCTCTGTGTGGATGCGTACCAAATGTAAAAGGCACCTCCGGCCTTGAGCTGTTCTGTCATGTTCTCGAAGGCTACTTTTAAAAACTCGATAAAGCCCTCGTCGTCTTCCCATGAGTCGTTATCAATAACCAGTCCGTCTGTTCTTCGGTGCAGCTGTTTCGCTTCGCTTGGTCTCATGTGTTGCCCTAAGGCTACGTTATACGGTGGATCAGTTACGACCATATCCATAGTAGCGTCGCTGCAAAGCTTTTCTACATCCTGGCGTTTGGTGCTGTCTCCGATCATCAATCTGTGCCTTCCTAGCATCCAGCATTGTCCTCTTTTGGTTGTAGGTTCTTCCGGAATCTCTGGTTCGAAGTTGTCGTCCTCCGCGATTTGTTCGTCGAATGTTTCCGTTTCAAATCCGAAAGGCTCCATATCGAAGTCCATGTTGTCTAGCTCTTCCAGTTCAAACTGTAAAGCGTCAAGGTCCCATTGTGCTGCTTCCGCGACTTTGTTGTCTGCCAATCGGTAGGCTTTCACCTGTGCTGGCGTTAAGTCATCCGCCTGGATGCACGGCACTGTCTCAAGGCCTAGCTTTTGTGCTGCCTTCCATCTCGTGTGTCCTGCAATGATGATCAGGTCTTTATCCACCACAATTGGTTGCTTGAATCCGAACTCGTCTATAGATGCTGCGACTAAATCGACGGCATTTTCGTTGAGTCGTGGGTTGTTCTCGTAAGGCTTCAGGTCGCATGTTCTTATGTCTGTAATATTCATGTGTGTTCACCTCTGTTGTATTAAAAAAGAAGCGTTAGCAGCTCAGGGTTCTCTCCAATGAGAGGTCTATCCTGTTTAGCTTCTAAGGCTTCTTTGTTGTCTATGATTACCCGGAGCGCTGAAAAGAAAATAAAATTAATGTCCATGATTTGTCGTAGCTGACGTTTGACGTTGTCTGGAAAGCACTCGTTTTTTATAAAGGAGGACGCTCCGGGTAAAAGAAAAGAGGGCCCTTTTCTATCGGTCCTCTTTTACAAGTACTAATATACCACTTTAAAGTGGTACACAGTGGGAACTCTTTAGCTTTTTGTGAGCTTTTTTACTTCCGCCATCAGATGCTTATATAGTCCCCGTCTTGTGTATCCGTATTTCTCAGCAACTTCTTCAGCCTTGATTCTATGAATGTACAGATCCCATAAGATATTCTGGTCTTGCAAGTCTAGAAGTTCTGTCCATCTTAGGTCCGTCAGTCTTTTCTGGAAGTGATGCAGTTCTTGTTCTTTGGCTGATATCTCTTCAAATAAACCGAGCGGGCTGTGGTACTGATGCTGATATGTTGGCATAGGCCACTTGCTTCTTTTCTGTTCTGCGGTCAGTTCGATTCCGCCGGATTTCGCAAGGCCTGTTGTCTGGTGGTTTAGTACTTCCAATTCTTGATTCAGTTCAATCAAACGGTGGCAGCAGTAGCGCACCGTTTTTAGTTCTGGAATTAATTCGTCGTAAGTCATGTTTTACCTCCTTAAAGCTTCGATTAAGGCTTTTTGTGTTATGTTCTTGTGTTCTAGTGCATCCAGCATGTCCTCGTCTACTGTGCCTCTAGCTACGATCTGATAAATTGTCACGTTTTGTTTCTGCCCTTGTCTGTAGATTCTGGCATTTGCCTGCTGATACAGTTCAAGGTTCCAGTTTGGAAGTGTGTACCAGATTGCGATATGTCCACCACGTTGAAGGTTAAGTCCGTGTCCTGCGCTTGCTGGATGCAAAAGCAGCACGTCTATCTTTCCGTCGTTCCAGTCCTTGACATCTTTTTCACTGTTTAGACTTCTTACTTCGATCTTTTGCTTTTTCAGATGTTCTGTGATGCGTTTTAGTTCATGCTTGAAGTAGTAAAACACCATCACAGGGTTCTGGTTTGCTGATTCGATCAAGTCGTCTAGTGCCTCAAGTTTAGCTGCGTGAAGGGTTGCTACTTCTTCGAGCTTATTTCCTAACTGATCGCGTTTATAGATTTCTCCTGATGTCATCTGTAGCAGCTGACCGCATAGCACTCCAGCGTTGGCTGCTAGCAGTGATTCGTTGTTATCTAGTTCCAGAACCTTCTCACGTTTGAAAGCGTGGTATTCTATCATCGCTTTTTGAGGTAGTTCGATTGATTTTTTTAAGTACTGAACCGGTGGAAGTTTGGCGCAGTCTGCCTGATCCAGACTCATGCATACGTCACCTATTTTCTTGTATATTTTTTCCTCTGCGTCTGGTCTTGGCTTCCAATCGTATACGATCATCCCGTTTCTTCTTCCTGGAATTAGATATCTTTCTCGAAACTGAGTTAGTGTTCGGCCTAATCTTTCTCCCTGGTCAATCAAGTATATCTGGCTCCAAAGGTCCGGGATTCCTTTCGGGGCTGGCGTTCCGGTTAGCCCTATAAATCTGTCAGCTAGCGGCATAACTTTTCTTAGTGCTCTGAACCTCTGGCTTCTTGGATTCTTGAAAGTTGATAATTCATCAATCACTACCATGTCGAAGTCAAAGTATTTGTTTTCTACTAGCCAGGTAACGTTCTCTTTGCCTATGAGATAGATGTCTGCCTTTTGTTGCAATGCTTTCTCACGCCGTTTTGGAGTGCCCACTATGATTGAATAGCTCAAGTCTTTAGTGTGACTCCACTTTTCTATTTCTTCGGGCCACGTGCTTTTTATTACGCGCACAGGGCCTATGATCAGAACTTTTTCTATGTCGATTAGTTTTAGAAGGCTGATGATCGTTAGCGTGGTTACAGTCTTTCCGGCTCCCATAGGGAGAAGAAGGCCACACTTCTTATGATCCAGTCCGAAGTTGATAGCCTTCTTTTGATAGTCATGGGGTTTAAATTCCGTCAAAGTGTCGCTCCTCCGGTATGATTCCAGACCGCATCAAGCTTGTTAGTTCGTCCACCTGGGCTTTTGTGCTGATGCAGTATACTTTCATACCTGTTGCCCGTATTTGGGCTACTGTGGCTTTTTGTAGGGCTCTAGGCTTACCGCCTGGCCTTTTTACTTCTACAAAGAAAGCCTTTGAATTATATGTGATCAATCTATCCGGCACGCCTGCGTTTCCTGGGCTTACAAACTTCCAGGCTTTACCGCCTAATGCTGATACCTTTTTGATCAGGTAATTTTCTACTTGATTTTCTATCATTTCTGGAAAAACTTCTTTTGAAGTTCGCGGTACCGCTCGGCGCATTCTGGACACAAATCTTTGTTGTCAATTGTTGTGATCCAGCCCTCTGGAAGTCCTTTCCAGGTTTCGATTGTTTTTCCGTTCTCGATCTTGCTCTTTTCGATTCCGACTGATGTTTCTTTTCCGCATCGGTCGCACTTGATATACATTCTATTTTCTTTCATGTTTTATTCCTCCTCTAGCCTTTTAGCTTGTCTTTCCTGTTTTGCTTGAATAAGTTCTTGAATCTCATGTCTTTCGATTTGATAATACTCGATAAGCTGATCCATACAAACCAATACATCCGCCATTTCTTCGATCAGGTTATTTCTTAGTCCTTTGAACTCTAACGGTTTTGTTTTTTCTTCCGAATTGCGTACCAGTTTAGAAATTGCCTTTTGCAGTTCTGATAGTTCTTCCATAGCGACCAGGCTCTGCCTTTCGATTCCGTATCGGTCCATTGTTTCGTCGTTGACTCTTGCGTCTATTTCCACCATAAAACCTCGATATGTTCTGATGTGATTTCTTTCCATTTCTGTGTCTCCTTTTCTTGTTGATTTTTGGCCCTGGCAACGGGCAACGTCTGGCAACGCTTCTAAAACTTTATATATATACTATATTTTCTCGCGCGCATATACACGCGCTTGTACTGTATTACGCTATATATTATATATATTCATTAAGTTAGATAATTTATAGTTGTCTCGTTGTCAGAAGTATCCCAGGCCCTTATTTTATGCGGTTTTAGCCCGGCAACGCTCTATCATTTTAACCGTTGCCAGTCCGTTGCCGCGTTGCCACTCGATTTTTTTGAGTGCGTTGTCAGCCGTTGTCAGGCTTTTCTGCTATACGCGTAAGCATCCTGCGGCGGAACATAGGCTTTCTGGCGCCCATAAATTCCTCCAAATCTTAACGGATTTTTAGTACGAACCCACCCTAAACTTTCCATGATTGCCTTGAGTTCTCTTTGGTCCGCCGGTGTAAATTTATTCTTTGACCCATTCAAAACTTCGCACCACACCTCTAGCAGGCATACCCTTGTACGTTCTTCCGTGCCTTCGTTTCTTGGGTCCTCTAGCCATTGAGTTCTGGCGTATAAATCCATGTCATACCAATCTTGCGGTAACTTTCTGTCTAGATAATCCCGGACCATGTCCTCTCGGACACTGGTAAACGTGTGCTCTTTTTGCATCTGTTCGGCTCCGGTCAAAGCTTCGCCCTGAAGGAATAGCTTTTCTCTGTCCTTGAATCTCTGCTTAGCTTCAGCCCAGATCTGGTCCCGTTCTTTTGGCAGATCATCAAACACGACTTTCTTCGCTTTCGATATATCCGTATTTATCGGCCAGAATCTTCGGTTTCCTGTATAGTCTCTTAGGAATTCATCATCATTTGTGGTTCCGAAAAACACGCACTGTCGCGGGTTGTCCGTAACTCGTCTTGCATATGCTTTTCGGTATCGGTCGTCCCTCTTGCTTATAAACTGCTTCATGGATTCGATATCAGCTTTTCTGGCTGCAGATAATTCGGACCATTCAATAACCCATGATCCGTGCAGGGCTTCGTATCCTTCTTTCCCTGAAATTGTTGTGATTGAATCTGAGAACCAATCTCCGCCCATGATGCTTAGCATGTGGCTCTTTCCGATTCCTTGGTGTCCTACAAGCACAGGCATATAATCCATTTTGCATCCTGGTGTGTAGATTCTGGCCACGGCTGCGGTAAAAGCTTTCCTTGCGACCGCTCTGCTGTACTCCGAATCCTCGCTTCCTAGATAGTCTATAAATAGCGTGTCTAGTCTTGGTATGCCGTCCCACTCTAACTTGTCCAGGTAATCTCGTACTGGGTGAAAGCTGTTTCTCTCCTGAACATAGGCTATGGCGTCATCCACTTTTCCTTTGGCTACAATGTTGTATTTCTTTTCCAAATAATATCGGAAGCTTGCGTCGTCCGTATCCGTCCAGGTCGGGTCGCTTGGGTTGTAGGTCCACCATGGCAGGTTTCCTTTTTTGACAGGTTTCTGTGCGAACAGGTCATTGCCTCCGACTCCGTTTTTAAGCTTTGGATCATTTAAAAGTATGCGGACTATGTTGTCTGTAGTGGGCTTGAAGTTTCCCTTCTTGTCCATGTCCATAGCATCCAGCCAGTCCTCGTTTACTTCTTCTTTACTGTCTTCTACTCCTTGCGAACCCCTCGCGGTGTCGTCCTTGAAGTCGTCCCAGTCCTCGTGAATCTGTTCTTTCTTGTCATCTATAAGCTGCTTCCGGGTGCCCTCGTCGTGTTCCATTAGTTCAAGCATGCGTTCTGTGCTTGCTGGATCGTCTGGCCACTTGTGTATCCTTACAAGGTCATAGGCGTTACATAGCTGCTGCCCTGTTGGGTCTGTGTTGTGGTTGCTGTAGGCATACTTGTCGTCATAGACGACTAAGCCTCCGGCTGTTGATCCGTTCGTATAAGTCCACCGATTCGGGTCCTCTGTCGGCGTGTATTCCTCTGGTATGAACTTCTCAATCGCTTCTTGAATCGTGTAGGCCCTGCAGAAGGCGCCAATCCATCCGGACTTAGTTAATGGGTCCTCTTGGTGTCTTATGTCGCTGTGGTGCAGTTCTGTCTCTCTGTTAGAGCGAGGCCAGTAGCTGATGTCATGCCAGTCTCTGTACTGCGCCAGGATGTCATCCGGGTTCAGGTCCGCATTTCTATCTCCTAGTTCCTCACAGATGTATTCTCCGTCCTTACTTGTACTCGGCCAGAACATCATTCGTGCTGGCTGGTAGGTTGTGTCGTCGAAGTATTCCATTCCGATAGTACTTGCAATCCTTCGAGCGATTGCTTCGTACTCTTCCGGTGATACTCCTCTTTGTAGGGGCAGGATCCATCTGTATTTTGGCTTTTCCGGTGTGTGCTTATGCGTTGAGTAGATCACGCTGCAAAAGTCGCACGTTATTCGGATCAAGTCTAAAAAGTCTTTGTCTGCGAAGTCAGCATCCAATGTGATCATGCTACGTGATAGAACGCTTTGATTGTTTCGTCTGCCGTCTTTTAGTTCTCCGGCTACGAACCCACCGACGTCCTTGATATTGGACTGCTGGTCCTTCGTCATGTTCTTGTACTCTTCCACCGTCTCTTTTGTTCGGGTCGTTTCTTTTAGTTTTTTTGTGAATTCCTCCCAGGACATTTCCTGGTTGAAATATTGCTTTTGTTTTCTGTTTTTGCAGGTTGCTATTTGCACATCCTTCAGCCTCCTGTCTATTCTTCCGCTATAGGATAGCCTCTAAAAGTGGGATTCGTTACCAGATAAATATCAAGATGTTCTCTCTTGATTCCTAGAAGCTTTGCTAATTCACTAGCCGTTAGAACTTTTAGCGTTTTCTGGTAATCCAGACTTAGAATATAAAAGATTCTCTGCTTTCTTTTCATTTCATATTCCATTTCTTATTTCCCCGATAGGCCACTTTCTGAAGCTCGTGTTTGATACTTTGCTGTGTTCCTTGCTGGAGTGTCCCATTGGCCTTGATCTCTTCTAGAAGCTTTGTAGTGCGTTCAGCGCGCTTGCTGGCGTCCTCTGTATCGCTTTCCATATATCTGCAGACTACGGCTAGAGCGTTTGCGATATTGTCTAGGCGGTTGCAGATGCGGTCTGCGGCCTGGTTGATTGCTTTTTCTAGCATGTCTGCATTGTCGAAGCTGGCCATGTCTTCCTTCCGTCTTTCTTCGGGTGGTTTGTGTAGATAGCTTAGACGAAGAGCTATAGCGTTTTGACTTCGGTTCTTTAGTATAGAGCCGTATTCTTTATAAATCTTTGAGCTGCTATAGCCCAGGGCGTCTAGCTGCTTTAGAAGGTTGTCCTCCTGTTGTGTCCATTTCATACTCATGTTCTATCCTCCTAGCCTTGGTGCTTGTGCTATATCTAAGCCGAACACTTCCTTCAAAATGCTTAGAATGATCAGTGCTGCGGTGATATAGATCAAGGCTATAATTAAATCTTGCTTATCTATTTTCATTTTTAGTCCTTCTTGTAATAATCGGATATAAATCCATCTCCTACTAGAACCAAGTCTGGCGCCCAGCTAATCGGCTTAGCCATTACGTCTAGCAGTTGTTTGAACTTTGTTTCTTTTTCTTCCGTCGGTACTTCGCAGATCACTTCATCATGAACGTGCATGATTGTTTTAGCTTCGATCTCGTCGCAGCCTTTTATTGTTTCGCATAGGCAGTCTCGAGCGATAGCCTGAACCACGTTCTCCGTAAGCTTTCCGCCCCAGGTGTTTGTCCACTCCCACTTTCGAGTTGTCTGGTTCAATCCTAAAAAAGATACCTGGCCATCCTTGATTCGTGGTGTAACGTAACCTAAAATGCGCCCGTTGGGTAAAGATATATAGACGTTACTGCCGCCCTTGAAAACCTTCATATTTCGGTCTAGGGTCGTGACTTTGCCATCTGTGATTGCATCCTCGAAGGCTCTGCCTAGTAAGTACCAGAAGTCCTTGATACGTGGCGAGGCTTGTCTCCATTTCGTCACAATCTCTTGCTGCTGTTCTGGGCTTAAGCCCATCTTGCTAGCTCCGAAGGCTTCCAGTGCTGCCGTTCCACCTCCGTATCCGAGGGCAAGTTCGGCAATCTTTCCCTTTTGTCTTAGATGTCCATTGATTCCGTGCTTTTCTACGGGCACTCCGAACATCTGACTGGCTGATGCACAGTAGATGTCTCCGCCATTCTTGAATACTTCCTGGCGCCAAGTCGTCCTAGTTAGCCAGGCAATCACGCGAGCCTCTATGGCTGAGTAGTCGGCTACTATAAAGCTACTGCCTTCGGGTGGTGTGATCACGGTTCTTAGAATCGTAGCAAATACATCATTCATGCTTGGATAGATGAGTTCTAAGAGTTCGAAGTTTCCTTCCTTCACGAGTGTTCTTGGTTCGTCTACCTCGTCAAAGCTTGGCCTTGGGAAGTTCTGCGGTTGGATCAAGCGTCCGGCCCATCTTCCGGTTCTGCCTCCGAAGAATTGGAAGGTTCCCCTGATGCGGTCACCTTCTCCGCACGCTCTCTGGAAGGCATCGTATTTCTTGACGCTTGTTTTTCCGAGCTCCTGGCGTATCTCTAGGGCTCTTCTTGTTTCGGGCCTTAGTGTACCTTTTAGAAGGTCTTTCACGGCTTCCTTGTTTAAACTTTCAATGCCGTGTCCTTCCTGGTCAAGAATCCACTTCTTTAGCTGTGCTACGCTTTGCGGATTTTCTAGGCCTGTGATGTATCTTGCTTCCTCCATCAGTTCCATTCCGTGTTCTAGACTGTAGGACTGAACGTTTTTTATGATCTGCGTATCTACGTGTATTCCTCTGTCGTTTATCCTCTGGTCTCTGTGCCAGTTTTCCCATTCCTGATCGGATACAGGTATCAGATTATTTAGCTTTGTATAAATGGCTTGTTCGGATTCCACGTCTCTTCGGTTGTATTCTATAAAAAGGTTCCATTTCTCCGGGTCGTGCTCAGGTAGGTTCTTCCATCTTCCGCCGTTGGCTTTTGTTGGTTTGCAAGGCTTGCAGAAATACTGGATCAGTCTTTTACCGGTAGCCAGTTTCACCTTGTCCTCTTCAATCCCGAGTGCTGGTCCTAGTTGTCCTAAGCTTGAAGGGTATCCGTTCTCTGCAGCCATGATCATGGTATCTTGCCATTGTTCTGGTGGTAAAAAGCCATCCTCTGTTAGTTTCTTTTTTACTGCTTCTCCTAGAGTATTTCGCTTTGCGTACTCCTTGACGTATCTGGTTAGACATACTCGTTCGAAGTTTGCGTTGTGTGCCACCTTCGTTATGCTTTCATCCGCTAGTGCTGATACTAAAGAAAAAGGCAGATCTTCTTCCATTAAATTTAAAACTTCTACTGGATCATTGCCCCAGGCGTATCCGAATAGAAGTATTTTGAAATCTAAACTTTCTGCGTATTTATAAACCCCGCAGGCTGCAAGGTCGACGCTGGAGTAGGTCTCCAGGTCGATATGCAGTATGGGCTTTTTACAATAAGGCACTTAGGTCGTCGCTTCCGGTTTCCTCATCAAACTCAGAAGCGTCGCCGAAGTCTGCGGTTACACTTGAGTGTCCTCCTAATGGTTCTCCGTCTTTTACTTTTAAAACGCTGTTAAGTCCTGCAGCGATTCCTGTACCGACTTTGTTGAATGGATAGAAGTTAAAGCTTACAGCACCATAGCATCCACTATATACATCTTCCAGAATTGCGTTCTTGTCGCTGTATGCGTATGTTACTCCGTTCTTGCGGTATCCAACTGATACAGGATTGTTACTCTTTACCGCTAGCATGTATTTGTTCTTGAACTCTGGCGCACTGTATCTTTCATCCGCGTCGCAGTCAACCAATAAACCGCGTGTGCTTCCAGGCTCTCTTTTTAGCGGTGTAGCTTTTGCTTTGAAAGAAGCGCCGTAGTCTTCTACTCCGTCTTGAACGGCTTCCTGGTATCCCTTAAGGATTCGGTTAAGTGTTTCTTTGTCGTCCTTGTCGATTAACACGTTCACGCTATATTTGGCGTCCTGGCCCTCTGCAAAGGCGTGAGGTTCTGCCAAGTGGCAGTATACGAATCTTATTAATTTTGTTTTTACTTGTGACATCTTTCTGTTCCTCCTAGTTGTATTCTTTGTCGCATTACGTTTTTAAGCTGTCGCTTTAAATCGTTTCTGTGTGGTCCTGGTTTACTGTTTCGAATCTCGGCTCGGATGCGGACCATCTTTTCATCCAAGTCTTTAATCGATTCCGTCCTTGAAATCATTTGCTACGCTTCCAAATTCTGGGCGTTTGTCGCTTACTGGCACTAGTGCTGGTTTTCCTTGTGGCTTCTCGATATATTCGCCTATGATTTCTACAAGCTCATTCTTTCCGACTAACTTTTCTAGAGCCGTGATAGTCTGAAGCTTTGGTTTTGGCTTTGTCATAATCTGATCGTATTCAAAGCCCGCATCTTGTAGAGCTTTTGAGGCTTTCGATTCATTTGTAATCTTTCTGCTGCTGATTCCTTCCACCACTTTATATCCTTCGTAGTGTGTTCCTTTTAGCGCCTGATCCAGTGCGAACTCTTGTACCTCTTTGGCCCAGTCGATAAGTCCAGGCAGTTCTGGCAAAAGCTCCGCAATTTGCTGATCTGTTAAAATCATCCCGCACATGCGCTGATATCTTTCGTTGATTGCCTTCATTTTGGCGACGTGTGCTGCGCATTGCGCTTTAGCCTTGCAGAACTTGCACCACTCTCCCGCTTGCTGTTCTCCGTCTCCGTTCCAGGCCTCTTTTGCAGCTGGTTTAACTACATTCTCCATCCAGTCTGCCAGTTCTTCGGTAGTAAGTTCCCAGGTGCTGATGTGATCGCGTCTAGGCTGTACGATATGAAGCTTAACTTTTTCAAAATCATATAAGCAATCGTAAAGTGCCATAACTCCTGCGGCATAAATGGTAAGCTGCGGATTGTGTGGAGCATCTACTTTGACGCCTTTTCCGTATTTTAAATCGATAACATGGAGCGTGTGATTGCTTACGATTACAGCGTCACTTGTTCCGAACCCTTCCGGAATCCATGGAGTCAAATCAACTTGTACCTCGATAAAAAGATCCGCGATATCGCTTTTCTTTTTCTCTTTGTTGTATACCTCTAGAACGTAGTCTTTATAAACGTTTGTAGCCTCGTCCATTTCTCCGTTAGCTGCCTTTACTTTTCGTCTTGGATGTCCTTCGATCCAGTTACGAAGTTTCTGTTCTGCTACGCTGTGGGCCTCTGTTCCCTCTGCTGCGTAAGCACTTGGCTTTTCTTCGAATAGTTCCTCCAGTCTTGCGGAAGGGTGGCAGTGAATCCATTTGTTGGACCCACTGGCTGATAAAATCGCGTGTTGACTAGGCATGTAGTGCCTCCCAAGCTTCCTGATATTTATCTTTAGGAATGTCGCAGATCTTGCTTGCACCCATCTGAGTTAGGAACACTTTTAGTACGGCTACGCCTTTTTCTTTGGCAAATGCAACGCCGGCTTTCTGTAAATCTTCCAATGTAATTGGTTCTGCAGTCGGATCAGGTTTAGGCGTTGGCTTTACCGGTTCCGGTGTAGGCTTTACAGTCTCATGAATAGGCTCGTCTTGAGTCGTCCAATCTTTGGCCATTGGAATCTTAGTCTCATTTTCTTTTTCTTTATGAGTTGGTACTTCCTTTGTTGGTGCGTTTTCTTCCCATGGGAATGTTTCAGGCTCAGGCAGTTTCTCCTCTAGTCCTGCGCGCTTTAGGTCTAGCTCCTTGGCTAGCTCCAACACTTTTTTAGCGTCGTCGATTTCGCTTGCTGCGAATTGCAATGTTAATTGGTAATACATCTATTTTTCCTCCTTTTTTTGAATGTCATGAATTTCTACGTTGTTTGCTGTTGATCTTTTGGCCAGTTCTTCTATGAAAGTATTTCGGAATGCTTCTTGAGCTGCGTCTAGAATTTCCTCTCTTTCTTCTTCTGGAATGTGGCAGGCATCAAATAATGCTTTTTCATTTTGTGTGTTCTTTCCGCCTCCGATACGAATCCCGTATCCACCTGGATTTAATTCCTCCACTGATATGTCTAGTTTGTATATGAGCATAATATTTATTAAAAATCCTCCTCTTCTTCGTCCGAGTCATCGTTGAAGAGGTCCTCGAACACTTCAACTAAGCGCCTTGTATGTTCTTCGTACTCTTCTTTCCTGATGTCCTCCAGGCCGTCTGTCCACATTCTTGAGGTTCCGTATTTCTTGTTTATTTCCTGGAATTCCTCGAATGTCATTGCTAGTCTTCCGTTTCTTCTATTTCTGCGCCTTCTAGGCTTTCGCTTAGATTCACAACCTGCTGTACAAAATCTCTAAGCATAGCCTTAGCAGCATGTTTTAAAATTGATTCGCATTCCTTTGGATTGACGTCCATTGCTTCATGAAAGGCCATCATCTCGGCTCTGTGTCCTTTGATAAGTGTCTCTAAGTGCATGTTGTCTTCAACGTCTGGCGTTAGTGCAACTTCTACAGAAAAAAGCTTTAATTCTCTTTTTGCTGGTTTTTCTTTTTCAATAGTGATCATGTTTAGTCCTCCTCTGTTATTTCGCTATTTGCTAGAATATCTTCAATCGTTGCATCCCTATCAATGCCTTTGAAATACCCTTTTTCTCTCATCTCGGTTAAAGAATTTATATTTTTGAACTGATATTTGGGTGAATAGCCTTGTGAACAGCTTTGTAATAAATCATTTTCAAATTTAGTTAGTTTGTAAGTCGGTTCTATATACGGCTGCTTTAGCCACTCCACTGTCCTCTTATGACATTTTCTTGGATGTTCTTTATCAAATTCGCAGTCACTGCATCTAGTTTGATTACATCGTTTAGGTTTTCCTTTGACTATCGCTAAATTCCACATGCAATTTTCTAGAACTTCCTGTTTGTAATGATCTAGATTAGTTTCCTGCTTTTGATAGCTGGCTGATTTTTCATCCATCTTTCTTTTTCCTCCTTGTATTTTTGAACACGTGCTGTATAATATAAGCGTGTTCTATTGCTAGAGCCTTATTCGTTTTCGAACGAGGTCTTCTAGCCTTTTTTTATAGAACGCTCGTAGGATTCTACGATATTCTTTTGTGTAAGGCCTAGATACTGAACAGCACGCTTGGTTAGAATAATGTTGCTGTCGATATTTTCTAGACCTTCTTTTTTTATGTCTTCCATGATCTTCTGGAAGATCTTGCTTCCCTTTTTCCTTCCGCAACCTAGAAACTTTGATAGCTCGGATTTGTTCATGTATCCTTTTTCCATCATCTCGTATCTGTAGGCTGCTAGGTTTTCTACTTGCAAAGCTCACCACCTCCTTTAATAAAGCATTTGATAGATCATGATCCAAATCGCTACGCTTAGCGTAATGATTAGGATTATGAGCGCCATGTTTAGGGCTGTTGCCAGTCCAGATCTGAATTTCTGTTTTCTGATTCTTTTTTGTTCTGCATAGAAGGCTTCCAGTCTTAGTCTTTCTCCGTGAAGGTTGATACCCTCCGCAAAGTCTGGAAGCTCTGCGCCTGTTGCTTTGTGTTCCATTTCTCTTTCTCCCTTTCGTGATACAATCTCCTATGAAAGGAGGTTTTTTTTATGACTGATAAGTTAGCTAATATCTTGACTGTAGCTCTTGCTTTAGCTGCGATTATTTCTCCAAGTATTACAGCGATTATAAATAACATTTATCATTTGAAGCTTCGTGATCTTGAGATTAAAGCTGATAATAAGAAAAGTAATAATCAAGCTAAGAAAGACATTTATATGGGTTTCCTTCAATACGCTGGTAAATATTTATACTTTAACCACCCCGAATATATGAAGGAATATGGCGAGTACTTCTTTAGAATTCTTCCTCTGGTTTCTCCTGATCTTCGCAATAAGCTAATTGAATTCAATAAGCTGATGACAAATGATCGACATACTGCTGGAAGATTACTAGAAGAATTAACTCCCGCTATTAAGAAAGAGCTCGAAGAACTAGACTAGATACCGCTATAAACCAGATTAGAATCGCATACACTCTGTACCAGGTGTTTTCCGGTTCTAATTTTTTCATTGTCGGGATTCCTACCATTACGGCTACCGTTATAATGACGATCCCGAATATCGTTAGTCCATCCATCTACTTCACCTCCTGTTTTTCTGGTTCCTTGGCTGCTGGTGCTGGCTGAGCGTCTTTAGCTCCGGCAATGTAGCCTTGGATAAATGATTTCTGCTTTTCGTTAAGACTTCTCGTAGCCTCTAAAACTTCGTTAAAGTTTTTTTCAGTCTCCTTATATTGAAATTGTTTCAAAACTTTTTCTCCTTTCTTGGTTTCGTTTCAAAACCTTACGCTGCTATTATAGTTCTGCCTAAAAACTTTTGTCAATGATTTTTTATAAAATAGTTTTGTATCTTTACTTTTTAGAATGATAGTGTTAATCTTTAGGTGTAAAAAAAGGAGGTAAATATGAGCACTATAGGTGAACGAATCAAGGAAGTAAGAAAAACTTTAGGTCTTTCTGGTTCAGCCTTCGGTGAAAAACTGGGACTGTCTAAGGGTGCGCTTAGTAATATTGAAAGAAATGTGAACGGTGCGTCCGATCGTACTATTAGACTGATATGTTCAGAATATTGCGTAGACTATTCTTGGTTAACTGAAGGAAAGGGTGAAATGTTTATAGATGATACAGAGGCCTTGATTGAAGCTCTGGCTGCCGAAAAAAATTGCACGCCTGAAGAAACTGATATGTTGAAAAAGCTTTTTTCTCTTCCTGAAGATCAATTTAATATTGTTCTAGGAATGATTAAAAATATGAAAGACGAGTAATCCTGTTTAGATTGGTTACTCGTCTTTTATAAAAAGAAAAACGCAGAACCTGTTTCCAAGTCCTGCGCTCTTCCGTGTGTGTTCTATTGCTGTGTTCCGTGTCTGATCCAGATTCTTTGTAGGATTTTATAGGCCTGTTCAAGGCCCTCCTGGTCCATAGTCTGGAGCATGAATTCGATTTTCTTTTTGAGTTCCTCTATCCCATCTGCTTTCCCTTCTTTCTTAAAAGCTCTTTTCCTAATTGCCTACAGTTTACAGCTATGAACGCATTTTGTCAAACTTTTACGGTTATTATTTTGTATTTTTTATTATTTACTTTTTGAACCTAAAAGATTAATATAAACCTAGGAGGTGTAATTATGAGTAAATTGAATGAAGTTTTATCTTCCAAGCTCCCTGAGCTGATGAAAGAGTCTGGTGTCAGTCGTAGAGATTTGGCCGAGTATTGTGGTGTTTCTTATAACACAGTACGGTGTTGGGAGGTTGGCACTAAAGCGCCAAGGCCCGATATGGTTGTGAAAATTGCAGAGCGCTTCAACCTGAAACCTTTTGATCTGATGAGCGCGGCTTTTGAGGATTCTGCAGTAAAGCCCGTCCGTTTTCTGTCCCTGGTCGACGAGGACGGGTCTGTATCTAGGTCGAATAGCTCGTCAGTCTTCACTTCTACGGCTACAGATATTACGGCGGATTATATTTATGTTATGCCTGATGAAACTATGTATAAGGCGGATATTATCAAGGGCGACGTCTGCCTGATCCGCGCCACAGGTGCTATTCGTGCTGGTGTGCCTATGCTAGTAAAATATCAAGGTAAAGCTATGCTGCGCTTTATTATTACGCATAACGAAACGAATCAGATTGCTTTACGTACTGCCAGTCCGTATGCGATTGGGACTCTCTTCTCGACGGCCGACTTTCATGATCAGGTTCAAGTGTTGGGTGTTTTAGTCGCTTTTCGTAGAAATTATAAAAGGAGATAATCTCTTATGGCTCAGCAAAAGGACACAAAAAGGGGGACCTGGATGTTCTATGGTTCCTGTAAAGATATTACCGGAAAGACTCAGCGATATTGTCGTCGAGGTTTCAAAACAAAAAAGGAAGCAAAAGAAGCCGAGTTTGCCTTCCGTCTGGAAATGACTACCTCTCGGCCTTCTATCACTTTGAATGAAATGTTTCAGTTATACTGCAAAAACGCAGAGAATATGTCCGTAAAAGGATCCACTCTCTATACGCACGAACATACTTATAGAAATCACATCCAGGATGATTTAGGAAGCTTGAAGCTTACGGCGCTTACGACTCCCGTTCTGGATCAGTGGAGAAACCGTCTGCTTCAAAAGAAAAAACCAAACGGTCAGCTTTATGCTGCCCCCACTTTAAACGGCATCTTAGATACTCTATCCGTTATTCTTTCCTATTCCGTTAGACTTGGATATCTTGAAGTCAACCCGTGCAGATCTTTGCCTATCGTGAAAGATAAACGGAACCTGAAAGATCAGAGTCTGTTGTTCTGGGAGCAGGAAACCTTTACTTATTTTATATCATGCGTAGACGACCCGTACTGGCGTGATGTCTTTATGTTTATGTATGGCACTGGTGTCCGTAAATCTGAAATGTTTGCCCTCCAATGGTCGGATGTTGATCTAGGCAGAGGCCGGGTGCATATTTCAAAAACATTAACTATAAAAACAGAATCGGCTCCGTGGGAGATTACTCCACCTAAATCTAAAAACTCAAACAGATATATTGATCTACAGGATACCCTTCTAGATTGCCTAAGGCGTCGCTATAGCGAGCAACAAAAGAAGGACGGGTTCTCGTCCTCATGGTTTGTGTTTGGCCATATAAAGCCACTTCTGGCGCCCAGACTGGCTGTTGCTTTGAAGAGATATATCCAGGTTGCTGGTGTTCCACCTATTTCTCCTCACGGCTTTAGGCACTCCCATGCGACTCTGTTGATTCGTGCTGGTGTAGATGATCAGCTGATTGCAGAAAGGCTGGGCCATTCTGTTAGCGAATTAAGAAAAACTTACGCCCACATATATTCCGAATCTAGGCGTGAAATGCTGGATAAACTGAACAAAATTTTATAA